GTACGTCTTCAGGCAATGCTACATAACCAATAACACTACCAGCGCCTACACCAGCGCCAATAAGTCTATTTCTAAGATAAGTTGCTTTTGAGCCGCCGCTTTCAAGTCCAATGTCTGCAGCATTTAAAACTTGTTTTAGTGCAGGCGCTTCAGATCTAAAAAGTTTGAAAAACGATGCTTTTAAATCTGCATCTTCATCAAGTTTTCTAGCAAAAGCTGCTGTTTTCTCAGGAGTAGACAAATTCTTTTCTATAAAAGAATATTTTACATCGTTTAGTAAAGTAGCAGATTGTATTCCTTGTTTTTTTACATATTCATCAACAGCAGAAATTGCTTTAGATAGATCAGTAAACTTTTCAGATTCTGACAAATCTGCTAAAAATGCTCCAACTTTAGAAGGCTGAAGCTCCATTGCAGATACAATAGTTTCGTTATACAATGAATTCTTGCCTTGCTTGTATAATGACTTAACTCTGTTGTATTCTTTAATAGTTGCTTCTGATATTGGAGTTTTAAATGTGCCTGTTGTTCCAGGAACGCTTTTAGTAACAGATACAGCACTGTCCATTGCCTGTTCAATTTGACTTGAGTATTTAGTGTAGGCAGCGCCTTTGGTGGTAGTTCCTTTACCTGGCTGTTGAAGATCACTAGCGGCAGCAGAAAAGTTACTTCTTATATCATGTGCTGTTCCAAAATCAACAAAGTCATCCTGTTTAAGAATATCTTCCAAAACTGTTTTACGGTCAGCACTTGCACCAGCAAATTTAGATTTTGCTAAACGATCATATTCCTGCTGTGCCTGTGTTTTAATCCCACGAAGATCAACAAATACCCCATTGTCTTTTGTAAGGCTTTCATAAAATGGCCGATAGCGATCTTTAAATGCAACCCTTGCTGTATTTATAAGTTCTTGGAAGTTTTCTCCAGCAGCACGAGTAAATGGCTCTTCTGTCAGTAGTGCTTGCTTAAACGCATCAGAAGTTTGAAGAGTATCTTTAACTTCTTGAACTCCTTTAGACACAGCTTGCTCTACCCCAGCTTGTTGTTGTCTAAAAGCACCAACAGCAAAACCACCTTTGGCAACTTCTTCAACAGATCTAGCAATCTCATCGCCAGTAAGCTGAGATCTTGTTAAAGTTGCTCCACGATTGGATAAAAACTCTTGAGCAGCAACACGAGGATCAACGCTTTGTGAAGACCCAGATTTAAATAAATCTTTAGCTACTTTAAAGGTTTTACCACCAGCAGTAACAATCAAGTTACCCCCAACATCCCATAATGCGTTTTCTGCAATATTTCTAACTAACTGGCTACCAAACTGAGAGGGTGTTGCTTCCCCTCCTAACGCCTCAATTGCCGTTCCAGCTACTGTTCCTACTGTGGAGCCAAACAATGAAGGGACAAATGGCCTTACAGCAGCAGGTAATGGCGCAGCTACTCGTTCTGCCGCTGCAATTGGCCTAAATGCTGGATAAATACCGCCAAGAATAGATAAAGTCGATGTAATGCCACCAGGACCACGAATATCTGGTACTGGAGAAAGTGCTAATCCAATGTCTGCCGCTGTTCTTTTTTCTTGTTGCCTAACTGCAGCAGTGCCAGGACCAGGGCCTATTGTTTGACCACCAGCCGCTTCTAAATTTTTAAGATACTGTTCAAGATCAACAGCCATGTCTATAGCCCCAGTTCTTTTTGAATTTCAATACCTTCTCTTGCCTCAGTTGCAGTTGCTGTGCCAGAAGCAGCTTTACGTTGAATTTCACGATAACGAGCAAGTTTACTACCAATCTGTCCTTGAATAATATTTTTATTAGTTTTATAACGTGTTTCTTTTGGTAGCGCATCAAGTTTTTCGTAAGTAATTTTTTGTTCAATTAACTCATCACGAATATCCCCAAGCAACCTCATAATTGTAGGAGCCTCTTGTGCAATGTTTGGCTTACTCTTAACCAATTGATCCAGTTCTTTTACAGCCAAAGATCCAGGGAAGGCCTTGGCAATTTGTTGGACTAACTTAGAAGAAATTGCACTGATATATTCTGTATCAGACGCCTTATCGCTAATTGGTATTCCAATAGCGCCTAATGCCTTAGAAAGCCCAAGCTTACCTTCTGCAAACTTACCAGTAAACGCATTAGGCACAATTCTTTCAACTGTATCAATCTGACGCAACAACGGTAATGATGACCTGTATGCATCACCAGCCTGTGCCCATGCCGCAGCAGCTTCTTTTCCTTCTGTTGCAGCAAAGGCTTTATCAAAAGCAGATCCAATGTCTATATTTGTACCTTTTGGACTCTTGATAGTCATTATTTCTCTTAATGAATCAAGTTCTGCTTGCTCTTCTTTAGAAAGTGTTCTAAGTCTTTTCTGAGTTGATAGATCAACAAAACGAGCATTCTGACGTTCTGTCAGTCTTCCTTGTTCCGCCTGACCAGCCTTAGCAATATTTTCTGTTATTTGAGATCCTTTTAAAGCCATCTCCATACTAAATTTAGATTTTTCTTGAGCAAGTTTGTTTGCCTCCTGACGAATAGCAACAGCCATGCCAGAAAACTCAGGATTTGTATTTAAGGCGTTAGCTAGTTCAATAAGGCCGTCAGGCGTAGACATATCAACACCACTAGACTGCACTTGCTGAATTATTTGTTGAAGCTGGCCTGCTTTTTGTACTTGCGGGGCATTTTGAGTAAACAATGGATTAGTGCCAACACGACCAGCAGCACGAAGCCCATAAAACTCAGAAGCAGCAACAGGACCACGAGATAACTTCGCCAACTCCATAGCTTGTTGATCTCCAGCAGAAATCATCTGCTGTTGAACATTCTGAGGAGTAAAACCAAATAAGGTTTGTACTATGTTTTGATCTGCCATGTCAATTCCTTATGATCTAAAAATGCCTTCTTGCTGCATTAACATATTTGTTTGCTGACTTCCAGGTATAGTATTATACTGAGTAGAAAAAATACTTGGAATAGCAGATGTAAATATATTACTTAACATTCCTTGTGCTGCTTGTCCAACATTAGCAGTCTGACCAGATCTAATATTAGCGGCACTTGTCAGTAGTGGTGTTGAATACTGTAAACCACTTAGGGTTGATAGGCGCTGTGCCTCTGCATTACGGAGAGCAAGATTGATCTGATCTTGCGATAGGCCTTGAGCACGCAACAACTGATTAAGTTGCTGAACATCAACATTCTGTGCTTGTGTCTGTAGACCAGCACCAAGTTGTTGCATCCGCATTGCTTCCTGAGTACCAAACTGTTGCGACTGTAGTGCCTGCTGTGCTCTGGCAGTCTCTTGTGCAGACAAGAGCGACTCAAACAGCGGATTGACAGTCCTAACCTGACCACCAACGGTAGGTAGGTTCTGACCAAAGCCAGTTAAACCACGAGCCTGTAGGCCTTGCAACAGCGTTTCTTGCTCACGAACACGGCCAGGAGCGGCCAATGCCTCAATCTGACCATACAAGGTCTGAGCAGCCTGTGCAGGATTGATTGCCCCTGTAGCCGCCTGTGCCTGCTGTAGAGCCAGTTGCTGAAGTTGTTGATAGGCTGGAGTAGCCGTCATTGTTGCCCCCGTAGGAGTCAACGTAGAGGTTCCCATACCTGTTGTAACGGTATAAGGTGTAAATGGAACCTGTGCTGCCTGACCAGCCGATACTGCCTGTTGTTGAATCTGACCTGCCCTTGCTTCCAGATCAGAAGCAATCTTAGATGCAGTAGCAAAATCTATGCCAGTTTTTAATAAATTTTGTAAAGTATTACCACTTGTAAGGTTGCTTAATATGTTGCCAGCAGCGTTAGTTAGCATTCCTGCGGCTGCTCCTGTAGCGGCGGCTCCTGCTACAGTCCCTGCCGTAGTACCAGCGGCTGTACCTGCTACAGTCCCTGCCGTAGTACCAGCGGCTGTACCTGCAGTAGTGCCAGCAGCAGCGGCAGTAGTTGCACCAGCGGCGGTAGCGCCTGCTGGAGTAGTTGGTGTCGTGCCTGGAGTTGTCGTGGTTGCTGTTGTTGGCAGTCCACCAGTAGCGCCAGTACCGCCAGTAAATAGGCCTTGTGGCTGAGAAGCAAATACAGCAAGATCTTGCGCTATTTGAGTTGTTGGAATTCCAGAAACAACTTGATTAGCGGTGCTTGCAGCCAACGCTGGATCGACACCATAATCAATCAAACCACGCTGAATAGCCGCAACATCATTACCGTTTATTGATTTTAAGTATTCTGCTGTCTTTGTAACATCTTGAACTTGATTAACCTGCTCTGTGTTCAGCAATCCAAGAGTAGACTTATATTCACCAAGGCCAATTTTATCTAGAGAATCTCCAGCAAGTCCTGAATTGGTAGCATAAGTTCCGCCAGATGCTAATAAAGTAGCAATTAGAGCCTTCTCAGCATCCCCAGTGATTACACCTGTCGTGGTTCCAGCAATTAGGCCATTAGCAATGGTTTTAGCTGCAACATCAGACAGTCCGAACTGACTTGTCAATGTGGTAGCCAAATAAGGAGCACCAAAGGCTGATAGCGCCATTGAAATAGGCGGAATAGAAACAATCTCTGCTACACTGCCAATGATGTCACCAAAGAAACCACGAGTCGTATTAGGATCTTTGAAGTCAAATGTCTGCACCGTAGAGGCAGGCACTAACTTGTCCCCTACTTGTTGATACACAACAGCAGCGTGTTGAGGACCACCCTGACCGCCAACACCGTTAGTCTTAGCTGGATCCCAATACTGTGTGCGTCCTACAACGGCAATTCGTGTATCTTTAGCATTAACTTCATTTAAAAGATTAGTTAATGGTTGATTTGGATTGATTCCAAGTTTCTGAGCAGCATCAGTCAGTTTAGCAGAGTAATCTTGCCACTTTCTAATATTGTCGTCTGCATTAAAGTTTTCTTCTGATGTTGCAGTATTAAAAAGATTGCGAGCATCAGTGTATGCAGGAGAACCAGATTCTGGATCAATACCAGACTGAATACGATAAGTAACTGTTCCAGTTTCAGGATCAGTAGCGGAAATTACTTTACCTTGTGTTTGCAGTTGTTTAAATGTCTCACCAGCAGCAAGAATCTTTTGAACTTCTTCGTTGGAGCCACGAACACCATAAAGGCCAGCACCAGTAAGAATTTTTCCCTGATACTTAGAATTAGTACCCCAACCTAAGTTATTATTCTCACCAATGTCAATGCTTTTATCAAACTCATTACCAAGTAACGACTTTGCTACAGTAGCATTCAGAACAGGAGCACCATTCTGATAACCATATTGGCCTGCGTTACCAGTAGTAGTAGCAGATGTTGGCTGTTGTGTAGTTGTTGTAGGAACAGCGGCAGTCATCATTCCAGTACCGCCAGCGGTAATTGAAGTACCAGCAGCTACAGCACGCTGTTCAATTTGCGCTATAGGTACGCCAGTTGCTTCTGACAGCATCGATGAGGATACGCCATACTGATTTGCTAATGAAGCAATCTGAGCATCAGAAAGTCCAGGGTTGGCTTGAAGAAACTCTGTTACTTGTTGTGCCGTAATAGCCATTTTAGTATGTACCTCCACTGATCGTACCAGTATAGTCGCCGCTATTGGTGAGGCTTGTCACCGTTACAGCGCCAGCCGATACTGTGCCTGCCGTGACAGTGCCAGTGAATGTAGGACTGGCTTTGTCTGCCTTAGTTGCTATAGCGGTAGCAATGTTGGCAAATTCAGTATCAATTTCAGATCCACGAACAACCTTTGCAGGATCTCCTGTGGTCAGCGTATCTTTCGCTGTAAAATTAGTAGTCTTTACATAGTCTGACATATTAAATCGTCCTTCCAGTTACGGCGTAGATGTCAAGTTTTTGAACTGATACTGGGTAACCATTTACTTCAGCATCGATACCAATCTGGACCACATTACCATTTCCAGATAATTGTTTCTTTAGGTTTTCAATCGTTATGGAAGATGAATATTCAGCAATTCCATATTCTGCAATGCCATATTCAGAAACATCAGCAGCAGGGGTTGTTACTCGTGCTACTTGATAGTTAGTGGCATAGTCAAAGGCCCACTTAATATCAAATGTTGTAGACGAAGCACCAACAGTTACAATACCTATCTTCTTTAGCATCTTGATTACAGACGGGGACCCAAAGTCAAGATAAGGAGTATAATAAGAAAAAGTATATGTTGATGCGTTATCGACATAGCCTGTATAGCGAGCAATTCCATTTGTCTTTCCTAACAGCAATCTGCGGTCATGTGTAGAACAAAGGCCACCAGGATTGATGTTGTCCCAAATAGTCGCTCTTGCAGAACCATCTTGCAGGAACTGTCGGACATCAAAGTAATAAGTAAAATCAGAAAAAGGCAATGTCAGCAGATAAAATGCCTCTACCTCAAAGTAAACACTGCGAATCTTTGTCAGATCTTCAGTGGTAAGATAGTCTAGTAACTGGTCACGGACATTACGGCTAATGTCACGCACAGGAGCAGACTTCTCCTGAATCGTCCGTGCTAGACTACGAACACCGCTGTTGGATAGGAACAGAATGTCTGTACCAATCTTCTGTACTGAGTCTCTAGCGATACAGCCAACACCAACAATCACATCCTGCAGAGCAATGTTGCTGATATTATCAGCACTATTATACACTACAATATGGTTTGTGCAAAATATAATTAGAAAGTTGTTATGTGCGGCGAGAGCAACGATGGAGTCTTCGCCAGGAATAACCTTTTCTAAGTTAATAACACCAGATCCAGAGCCAGTAAAGTCAGTAGGATCTAAAAGACGGCTATAGTACACTGTCAGCTTATCAGTGCCACTTATGTTGGCTAACCACATCCGACCAAAAGCACCGATACCGCACTTAGGTAAGAAGGTAGTACCACTATAGCTGCTAGGAACAGAGCCAACATCAGCTAACTGTTGAAAGCCATAGTCACTGTTGTGTGCATGAGCAGCGCCGCCACTAGTAGGCAACTTATGATATACAAGAGGCTTGTGACCAGATTGGACAATAACAGCATGAGCAGAGTAGTTTACCCCACTGCTGTACTGTGCTGGTATGACTTGCCAATCGTTAGCTGTGATAGTATAAGTTGCATTGGCACTGTTATTAGAGTTTCTGACAAACTTCTCTGTCATCGTTGTTTCACCAACAAACAACTTATTATTACCAAATGACAGAATGCTGAAAGTGCCATCGTGGTTATCAAACTCTGCTACTACTTGAGGATTTGACGATGTACCGCCAGAAGATGTTCTATACTGCCAGCCTTTACGAGCACCAATACGTCCAAACCTATCAATGACTGCATTGCGTGCAATCAAAGCATAGTTAGGACTCATGTCCACCCCTGAGTCTTGGGTGTTTAAACCAAAGAAGCCAGGGGAGGTAAGAGAAGTAGACTGTAGTGGTTTGTTGGGCATTATATAGAGTAGAAAGAGAACTCATCAGGTCTACGGTTTGCTTCTACAGCAATCCTGTCTGCTAGCGCCTGTTTTGCTACTGCGTATTGGCTGCTAACATTAACACCACCGTCTTCTCCACGCTCCTCAATTGCTTTAGCCCAAGCAAGTGCAACAATAGGAATCTTTGGTAACTTAGTTGAACCTGAGTTTGTGGTCAACTCTGCTTCTGGTGTATAAGCATCAACTTTAATGGTATAAGTTGTGTTTGGTACAGGAAAGATCTGAATCTTTAGATCACCACTGGCATCAAGGCCATCAGTAGCCCAGTAAGCAGGAATACCATACAATGTCTGAGCCGCTAGGTCAATATTAGAGATGAAGTACTCGTGTGGCCTCTCTTCTAAATAAAGACGACTAGTGGTGTTATAGACACGATGAATCCTTGAAGCATCGCCAGCACCTGTAATAGCGTAAGACGTAGTTCCGTTAGAAGTAGAGATAGTGTAAGTAGCCGCCAGTGCTTCCCAATCCCAAGCATCCTCAACTTCACGCTTGGCATCATTAACTAACTTACCAATCAGGGAACTATAATCGTTTTCTGTTACAGATGCAACCGTAGGCTCACGCAGTCTAGTAAGCACATCATTAACTAACTGTAAGTATGTAGTTGCCATTATTTATATTCCGATAGAGTAAAAAGCACTACTCAGCGACAATCCCATTTCTTTAGTGCTAAGGCTTTCCTTGTTGGTCTGCCTTTTTCATCTTTAAGTGGTCCAGGAACCCCTGACATTCGACTGCAGAAAGACTTCCTTCGTGCTGCCGCTTTAGGCGACTTAGAGGCCTGCTTTGCCGATACTGGTGGTTTGAGATTAGCGCCTTCAGTACGCTTGAAATAGGCTCTACCTTTGGCATTGAGACCACCTTCAGGGTTCTGGTATACTTTCTTGACCATTATTTCTTCGCAGTCTTCTTGGCTTCTTTGAATGCCTTAGCAGTAGGAGCGCCTTTGGAGCCAGGCTTACGCATCCTTTCACCGGAGCCTTCAGCGATGCGTTTACGCTTGGCCTGGATGTTGTAGTAGAGGCCTTTTTTAGCGACCACGGCCAGTCTTCTTCATCATCATAGGCTTCTTGGACATACCAGCTTGCGACATTGCAATAGCAACTGCTTGCTTGCGTGACTTAACAACAGGACCACCTTTACCGCTATGCAGTGTACCGCTTTTGTATTCACTCATTACCTTGCCTACTTTTTCTGCTTTTCCTGCTTTAGTCGTTGGCTTTTTCATCTTTGACTCCTTTGCCTAACCATTTTTGAATCGTTCTCAATTCGTAGATCCTAAAAGATGTCCACACAATAGTGAATAAAGCAGCTATCGATGGTAGAATCTGTGCTAGTGTACCGATCACTGTCATAACAGACACTGCGTCTACAGCGTGTTTAGTGCCTTCAGAGATGTGCGAAGTCATTTATTACTCCGGTTTGCTAGGCCAAGTAATTTCATGCGGAAAGCCAGCCTGTGCCGGAACGTCCCGTAGTCCCTGACGGTAGGTAGCCCATGCTGCTTTGTCAACAGGAGCATCAGCAACCTGAGTCCAGTCAGTCTCAGCTAGTCGCTTATCGCGATCTGCACGAACTGCTTTAGCTGCTTCTGCATCCTTCGAAGCAATCGCTTCAGCAGACATCTCCGAGATAGACCACTTCCATACCCACTTGCCAGCGACCTGCTCAACACCGTCTTTGTAAGCAGTTTGGTAGCGAGTCACTGTAGGTGCTGGTGTCTCGAACACCGGATCTAGACCAAGCTCCTCAACCAGTTCTACAGACCATTGGCTAGGAAATGATGTGTTTTTGTTGCGTGAGCGAAACTCACCTTGCGATACTACTTCACCTGTTGCTCTAATACGATACATAGTTGATTCTCCTATTTGCCTTTGATAATCAGGCTATCGCCAAAAATACGAATGTCCCACCGTTAGCGTTTATTGCCGCCGGTGCGGTACTACTAATCTCAAACCCTGAGTTTGCGGTATCAATGTAATCAGTGTTAGTTACCTCAGCCGCTGTAGAGTTTAGAAGTAAGTAGGGATCGTTACCACTGACAATACCTCTTGCAGAGTCCCAAACATACCAGTCACCTGTACTGTCGGTTCTTTTTACCATAACGAAACGGCTGCCCGCTGTAAAACCGCAGTTAATAGTTTGAGTAGATCCTGTGCCTGTGTAACTACCAACCTTGCTTACACCAGTTACAGAGGCAAAGAGGTAGGCGACGTAAGTTGCGTTATTAGTATTTACATCCGCATTTGTCCCAACCGAAAACACAGATGCAGTGGGGGTAGTGTCGTTCCAGTATGTATTGTCATCTGCTGTAGCAGCAGTGCTATTAAGCAACAGATAGTCTGTATTGTCATTATTTGCATACACAGCCCAATCATTAGCGGCGCTTCGACACTTCACAATCATTAACTCAGGCGTAACTCCTAGGTTGTGAGTTACTGTTCTATTTGAACCAGTACCTGTATAGCAGACCACATCAAAGAAGCCAGGGGCGCGTTTGAAGTGCCATCTTGCTTGATTATTGTTGTTATAAGAAAGTTGAAAACTATTTTGTAAATCAAATTGGCAAACACTTACAGTTTGTTCTGCGGCAGTCGATGCTGTTCCACCAAAATATTTGTTATTACCAGCTAAACGATAAACCACAACAGAATTAAGAGCATTTCCTGATTGGTCACCAGAAATACAAAGATCAGTCGGAAACCCAACATCATAAGACGATGACCCAGCATGAACTTTTGGATAGAACACACTCGTCCCACTCGTAGGCGTTTTCATCGGCCCACGGCGAATGGCGATGTAGATAAATGTTTGCGACGTTGCGCCGCTGGTTATTGCAAATCCCGTAGAGTTTATTGAAATTTGAGGTGAACTTCCCTCTGCATCACTAAGATTTGCAGACAAACGAGCGGCTGTTTGAGATGAAGACGCTGCTACGATGCCGCGCATATTGTCGTACATTTCCCAATTGCTTGCTATTGTTGACCCTTTTCTAATAATAAACTGAGGCTCCCACCCAAGGTCAACAGTAGCGTTACCAGAACCATCAGTAGTAAACGACCCACACGAAATCACATTGTCCGCGCCCGTCAGGCCAAAGCCTCCTGCGTTGTGGGCGAATAGGTAGGCAACGTAGCTGTGGCCGTTGAAATTAACCTCCGTGCCATCCGCTACAGTAAAAACAGAAGCTGTTGGTGCTGTGTCGTTCCATATGGTGTTGTCATCTACCGTCGCTGCGGTGGAGTTAAGCAGTAGGTAATCCGTTTCTGGGTTTGCGGTGTTCGCCCGGTGATACACATACCAACCACCAGTTCCGTCGGTGCGCTTAACTATAATGCAGCCTGGTACGCTGCCAAGATTATGAGATACAGTTCTTGTAGATCCAGTACCAGTATACGTCACCACATCAAAGAACTTTTCCTGTTGTGCAAATGTCCATGAGACGTAAGTACCAGA